CTCAGCGTCCTGCCACGCCGTCGACTGTCGGCTGTCGAGCGAGGAAGGCTGCGGCGAGACTTCGTGGTCGACCTTCGCGAACTCGGCAGTCCGATCCGCCGCGACCGAACCGATGTCGGCAGGATCGACGAACTCCTTCAGCGTCGACTCGTCGATGACGTTGGCCTTGGCCGGATCCTCGATCAACCCACGCTGGAACGCCTCGTCGGCCTCCGCGCGGGTGAGTTCGGGGGCATTGTGGCGGACATCGTCGTGGTTGGCGTCGATGTAGATGATCTCGCCGGTGGTGGCGCTCACGAAGGTGCCGTGTGCATCCTTCTTCGGCGTCGTCTTGAACTTCTGCATTGAGGCGTTCCTTACTTCCAGAGTGCGATCGGGCTGTCCTGCGCGCGCTTACGGCTTGATGCGAGCGCGCATGAGAGCCTTGGGGAAGATGCACGCGTAGAGCGGATAGGCGCGCAGGAACGCGTCCATGAACTCCGGATGCGCGCGCACGTCGGGCCGCAGGTAGAGGTACTCGGGCCGGCCGGGCTCGAGCACGTCCTCGAGGGTTTCGCCCGAACCCCAATAGGACTTGAAGACGTCCGACGCTCCGATCGGGAAGAAGCGGCATTCCGTCAACGGCACCGCGATGTCGGACGTGCGGGTGCCCATGTAGTTGATCCAACGCACGCCGGCGAAGTCGACCACGTTCCACATGTTCGGCGTGGTCAGCTGGGCGCGCGCCTCCGGATTGCCGTTGGCCTGCAGCATCAGGCGATAGGCCAGCTGGAAGCCGGGGTGCTTCATCAGCGCCGACCACCACAGATCGCCGCACAGCGCGCCCAGGTACATGTTGGGCGTGGCACGGCCGCCGTCCTGCAGCGCGATCGTGATCGGGCGCAGGAAGGTGTCCTGGAAATACTGCAGCAGGGCCGCTTCCGGGATGTTGGGGAAGTCGACGTCGACGAGCACCGCGTCCGACAGGCCGAACAGGTCGAAGAAGTTGGCGATGACCGTGGTACCGTCTGCGTCGAGGAGCTTGCCCTGGATGGCGCCGAAGCGGTGAAGCTCCTTCGTCATCTCGAGGTTGCTCTTCATCTTCTGCGTCCGCTTGGTGAGCAGGTTGACCGCGTTCCGCTCGCGGATGGTCTCTGGCAGATTGACGTTAGCGATACCCATAAGCTCGGCCGCACGGACCGACGTCACCTGGGCTAGGCGCGTTGTGCGCAGCGCGCGCAGACGGCCAACATCCGGGATCAGGCGAACGTCCGGCGTGCCACGCTCAGTCGTGGGCACGAGCCGGATGACGCTGTCTTCTTCGTACAGATGCACGATTTCGCCGACGATCGGCTCCGGGTCGAAGATGGCCATTTGGCCAAGCATCTGGGGAACGTACGTCGTGTTGCCCGCAACTCGCTGCAGGTTCACGTAGCTGAACGTATCGTTCCGCAGGATGTCGAGAGAGAGTTCCATATCTGCCTTCCCTATATCGTCGGGGAACTCTCCCCAGACATTCGTGGTGGATTAGTAGCCGCCGATGATACCCGCCGCCGACATGGCAGCTTCGATGACAGCCTTCTGCTGCGCCGTGACAGCGTTCTCGTAGTAGAGAAGGTTGCTGTTGATGGTAGCCTCGCGCACCGTGCCCGCGGCGCGCTGCGTAGCCGAAGCACTTGCGGGACGGCGACCATAAAGGATGGCGCCGAAGTTCTGCGAACCGTCATTCGCGGCCGGGTTGAGCGGCGTGTAGATGCCCGTTGCCGTGATCTTGCCGAGCACGGTTCCGGGAATATACGGCGTCGCCTTTGCGGCCAAGACGATCTGCGCGTTGATGCGGTTATTGTCGAAGTTCCCGATCAGGTAGGCGCCATCGCCCATACCATCGAGCGGGATATTGTCGCGGATAGGTGCAACCATCGTCTTCTACTCCAAAGAGGTAAGCGGCCGGCTCAGTTGCCGGTGCGGGGGACGCCGGGGGCGATTTCACCAGCGGCAGCGCCCATGCCCGGGCCGCTGTTCTTGGCCGCCTCGTCCCACAGCGCTGCGCCGCCACCCGACGATGCACCGGCCTCGCCGGTATTCGCGGCAGGCTTGACGGCGATGATCGGCGTTTCGGCAAGAGGCGTCGTGATCGCGGCCGGGGCGGGAGCAGCGGGCGCGGCGGCGGCTGGCGCCGGAGCGGGTGCGGCGGCGGCCGGCGTCTTGCCCAGGTGCGCGATGATCGCTTCCGCCGACGCGGAAGGATTGTTCTCGAGGAGGAACGTGGCGAGCGGGACATTGCCCTGGCCTGCCTCACTGTTCAGCACGGCGCAGAAGCGGCCGCGCTCAGCCGTCGCGCCAGCGACGCGGCCGTCGGCTTCAGCCTGGGCGATCGCGGCCTGGGCCTCGCTTGCAGCGACGACGTCGATGATCTCTTCGCCGCGCTCCTGCGCAGCGGGGGCGATCAGCGGTGCCGAAGCGAGCGCGGAAGTGGCGGCGCCGGCGGTGAGGCGCGCGGCCTGGGCAGTGAGTAGGCGATGCTGCGACATAATAAGGCCCTTCGTTATCGAGCGATGCGTCGCTCTAGTTTTGCCCAGGCTTCCGGCATGGACAGAACATCGTTTACTAAGCCGATGGCCTTGGCGCGAGGCCCGATATAATCCAAGCCAAGAGTTTGTGCTACAGCGCTTTGCGTAAGCGTTGGAACGTACGTCGCGACGCGCTTCACGAACACATCGCCCAGGTAGTTGATCTGCTCCTGGATGCGATCGACTTCTTCCTGTGGCAAGCTTTCCACGCCGCCCACGCCCAGCGCCTTTCCGGGAGTGCTGCGAAACACGGTCACGGCGATGCCTTCTTCCTCGAGGAGCTTGGTGATGTCGGCATGCAGCGTGATGCAGCCGATCGAGCCCACGCCGCCGGTCTCGCCGACGAACAACTTGTCGCACGCGGCCGAGAGCCAGTAAGCGGCGCTGTAAGCGTAGTCGCCAGCATACGCGAAGATCGGCTTGCCGCCGTTACGCGCCGAGCACTGAAAGATGAAGTCGCCGCAGTCGAGCAGGCCGTCGACCGTACCGCCACCGCTGTTCACGTGCATGAAGATCCCGCGGCACATCGGGTCATTCTGCGCGAAGTCGATCTGGGTCATGATGCCGTCGTAGCCGGTCATCCCGGAGAAAGGGCCGACGCCCCACGTGCGGCAGAGCGTGCCCCACACATAGATGATCGCGATGCCGCTGGGCGATATCTCGTATGGGCGATCGCCATACCAACCGTCGCTGCTCTTCGCTGGCGGTGGCAGGTTGGAGATGCCGGCGATCGCGTTCCGACGCGCCAGCGCGGCGGTGTCGGACAGATCACTGCGATCCAGCCGGCCGCCCGCTTCCGCCATGCGCTCGAAAGAGGCGATGTTGATACGGTTCGCGAGCACCGCGCAGATGACCTCCGCCTTCTTGTCGTGAAGAGCGAGCGGATTGTTGAGCAACGTCTGCGCGACGTGCGGAAGGTAAACGGCCATCGGTCTTTACTCCTGGGCGGGCTGGCCGGGCGCGGCCGGCGGCTTGTTGTTCGGCTCGTCTTCCGCGTTCGGATCGGGCTGATCTGTAGGCGAACCGGGCGGCAGCGGATCCAGTTCGAACTCCCGCTCCTCCGCTTCGATGTTCTCCTGCTCGATCTGATCGAACGTCTCGAGGTAGTCGCCACCATCCATTTCCGCCTTGGCCTCTGCCCGGCTCTTGAGCTTGAGGGCAAGAAGCTTCTCGGCAGCAGCCGCTTCCTTGAGCGGATCGATCCAGCCCATGCCCGGGCCCGTCCACGCGCAGCCGGTGTAAGCCTGGCGGTTCTCCTGGAAGGGGGGCGCGCCGGCGGGAAGCTGAATGCGACCCTTGGCAATCGCCTCCTCGATGACGGCCGCGTAAATCAGCGCGGGGACGTGGGCGGTGAACATGCGGCGCATCACGAGCACGCCGCGCCATACCTCGAGCAGCGCAGCGCGGGCGGCCGAGTAGTTCGCGTCGCTGAAGTTGAGCGACAGCTGCTCGAAAGAGATATCCAGCGAGGACGCGAACTCGCGCAGGAAGTTGTTCCGGAACGCGGTAGGATCGCCGATCGCCCGGTTCACCGCCGTCATCATGATCTTGTCGCCCGGCGGCATCACAGGAATGCGGGTGCCGCCGATCGAGATCTTGGCGCGATCGTAGTAGTCCAGCTTGCGATCGAACGGTGACCGGCCGTTGTTCGCGCCAGGAGCGAGCATCTCCGCCATCGTCTCCGGCGAGGAAGCGGACTCGATGTAGTTCGACAGCACTTGGTTCACGATCGCAGCGCCGAGATACGCATCGTCGAAGCTGTCGATCATGCCCGTCTTGCGCAGCACGGTCACAAGCGACGACAAGCCACGCTGCTGGCCGGCGCGCGTCTTCATGAAGAAGTGGAAACCGATGGCACGGCCCCATGACGTCTCACGCGGCACGAACGTGGGCTCCATGTCTTCAAGCGTTTCGCCGCCTTCCGACGGGTGCTTGTTCGACACGTAGAAACCGAGCATCCGGCCATTGCGATCGAGCTTCTTGCCTTCGAAAACTTCGTAGCCGTCCGCCGTGATTGTCTTGCTGGCTTCGGTCGCCGGCGTCTCGATGCGGTCAGGATCCAGGATCGTGACGTAGGTTGCCCAGCGAGCGTTGTACTGCTCCTGGCGCGCCTCGTCGTAGTGGATGATGCCGGCGCACTCACCGTCCGGTCCCACGAGGTTGCGGAACGCCAACCACATCATGCCACCGAAGTTGTAGTGGCCTTCCGCGTCCTGCAGCAGGCGTTGATCGTTCGCCCAATTGTTGAACTCGCGCTCGCATGCCTGGGCGAACGGCTTCTTGTCCTTCCAGCCATCGGCGCCGTCGTTGAGACCGAGAAGTTCCCAATCCGGCTGGGAGTGCACGCGCAGCGACGCGCCGACAACCATATGCGTCTTGCGATCGATACCGCCGCGAATGTGCTCGCTCGTCCGCTCGGCATGACGAGCCAGCCGAACGATGTCTTTGCGCGCGCGCTTGCCCTCCTGGCGGGCCGATAGCTTGGGCGGCGTGTAAAGGATCTGGCCTGGGTACGTCTCGGCATTCTTAAACAGCCCCACGCCGCCGAACGCCCAGCCCGGGATCTGCCCGGGGGCGGTCAACCCTTCGTTGGTGCCTGGCTGCACGATGGCCTGCGGCTCGCTCGTGACTTTCGGCGCCAGCGGCGATCCGATGATGCTTCCGCCTGCAGTGATGCTCACGTTCCGGTCTCCACGGCGATCGCGTTATGGGGAGTGCCGCCGATCTCGAGGCCCCGCCGGCGGGCTTCAGCCATAGCCTCGCGCAGATCCGCGTCCAGGTTGTTCATGGAGTCGGCCACCGGCGCGAACTCGAGCAGGCGCCCTTCGCCCTGGATCTTGCGGATCATGGATGCCTGATCTCCGCGGCGCAGCGCGCGGCGCGCAGTCACCATGGCGCGAATGTCTGCCTCAAGCGCTTCGTCGTCGAAGAAGGCGGGCCCCCAGATGTTCATCGCGTCTGTTCTCCTGAGATGCCGGCATTCACCTGGGCCAAGCGGTCGAAGGGATTTACAGCTTCCGGTATGTCGCTGTCGATGCCTTGATCGCGAGGACGAGGATCAGCCCATTCCGGCAGTAGTGGCTTGCCGTCATAGTCGACTTGATTCCAGAAGTCGGGGCGATCTGGCTTGAGTGACTCCCGTGCCACTTCGCACATGACCCAGCCATCCCAGGTTTCGTTCGCGCCGCGACGGGTCCACGTCCCGTTGATCATCTGCTCGGCGGTGAGCTCGCGCGCATACCGCGCCGACAGCGTCGCCGGCAGGTTCATGCGGCCCGGACCCGGCTCGACGATTTTCATGCGGCGCGCGATGATCCGCTTGATCTCGTGCACGTTCGGATAGCGTTCGAACACAGGGATCTCGCGAGACTTGCCGGCGTCGTCCACTTCGACCGGGGTCGGCTTGCCGTACAGCGACTTCGACTTCTTGCTCGAGGCACCATGCACAAGCTGGATACGGTAGCCGTCGATGAGGCGTTTGCCCTCGCCGGGCTTGCGCGCGAGCAGGTTCGACAGCCAAGAGCGGGCGTTCGCGGTCACGCCTGGCACACCCACGGCATCGATTGCCGTGCGTGCAATCGGCAAGAACAACGGCTCTTCTCCGCGCGCCAGCCGCGCCGCGTTGTCGGCGAGCGGATAGACGCGGGTGATGACCGCTTCCTCGACGATGTCCCAATCCGACAGCTTGCCGCCCGGGTCGATGTTGTCAAAGGCGCCATGCTCGCCGACGCGCGGCCATTGCTTGATCGCGAACGCATCGATCAGCCAGGATTGCTTGCCAAGATCCCAGCCGATCACGCGCACTTCGAAGCGATCGCCCTGGACGTCGACGAAAGCGGTCAGGAACTTGACGCCGGCTGGGACCGTCTTGAGCTCGTACCGGGTCGCGAGGCGAGCCTGCACAACCTTGGCCGGCTCGACCATCTCGTCTTCCTTGGCGCCGGTGAAGATCTCGCCAAGCTTCTTCACGACGACTTCGCGAAGGTGGATGTCGTTGCCCGTGTCGTCGAACGTGAGCTTGCCAGCCGCCCAATCGCGCGCCGTCTCGCGGAGCTTCTGGAACGGCGACATGAAGCCGTGGATCACGAAGCCCATGATCTTTTCGAAGCGCTTCTCGCCTTCGACTGTGCCGTCCTCGAGCATGCGCTGATGCGGCTGCAGCCAGCGGCCGGTGTTCATCAGGGCGACGCGCTCTTCCGCGTCGAAGCTGGCATAGCAACCCTCGTGGGGGCATATCAGGCGAACCTTGTCCGCGACCATGTCGAGGAACTCGACACGCTCCATCTCGGACGAGCGAGCCATGAGCTCCGGCACATTCCAGTTGATGCGCGCGCCCATCTCTTCCGCCTGGACGGCTGGCGACATCGGCTTGCTGCAGTGCGGGCAGCGCACCCACCACAGATGCAGGAGGCTGTCCTTCTGGATCGCTGAGATCCCATCGTCGGGGCCGGCGTCAGGGTGCGAACAGAAGTAGGCTTTCGCCGCGGTGCCGAACTCTTCCTGGCGTGACGTCACCAGCGTCATCGCCGCGGCGCGCAGTTTTTTGTTCCAGGCGTCGAGCTCGTCCCCGCCGATGACGGGCGCCGCCTTGGCGCGCAGCGCGCGCATCGTGGC